TTCTATCACAGGAGTAACAGCTCATGGGGCATCCGATGATTTCATCGTATCTGCACAGAAGTTTGTAGCAGCAAGTGTCCCAAAGAATTTATTAAAGTGGGCAGCTACTTATACAGTCCCAGGTAATCATGGAGGAAATACTTCAGATGGAGTAACGATAACTATGCCCACTGGAACTGATAGTGTATTAGATGTATCAAGAAATGGGTTTAGTGCAACTGAAGTCCCATATAATATGAAGGGATTTATAGCAAATACTGCAAGTTTATATTTAGCAACAGATACATATCCAAAGTATTATCTTAATGATACTAATCCTGGTGAAGGTTCAAAAGTTATAGTTAAACCTATTCCAACTGATTCTGAAACTGCAGTTGTTTTATATGTAGATTATTCTAAGATAGATGATGATAGTGATTTGAGAAATGCAGTTATATATCATGCTTGTTCAAGTGAACTTTCAAAGCTTTCTACTGCTGAATTGCCAACAGTATCAATAGCTGCAGTCCCTCCAGATGTACCTTCTTTAACGACTGTTAGCTTTAGTGAATCAAATGCTTTAAGTATTACAGCTTCTGTACCAGGCACTCCAACTGATCCATCTTTTTCAGTTACTGCAATTACTGAGGATTCAGTATCTGCTGGAAGTGTTGCTGCTGTAACTGTAGGTACAGGGACAACTATGGGTACTGGCACAACTGTAGGTACTAGCACTACAGTAGGTACAGTAACTTTAACAGGCCCATCTATTCATGATAATACAGTTCCCAGTTATGCAGATCAAAGTTTACGAACTGGAATAGTATCTTTTGATACCTTTTATAAAGATACATCTAGTAGTAATCCCTTCGGAACATCAAGTGACCCAGGCGCTTTATCTATAGCGGCGGTTCCTCCTGATGTTCCCGCAATAGCTTCTATTTCTTATGCAGCTGC